CCCATAGCGTGGGGCTGGGATCTCGCTAAGTCCGTTGATTGGACCGTGGGTATCGGCATCGACAAAGAGGGTAGGGTCTGCCGCTTTCACCGGTGGCAACAAGTTCCCTGGCCAGAGACGAAAGACAAGATCATTCGGGTAACAGACGCTCCCGCTCTCGTAGACTCAACGGGGGCCGGTGATCCGGTCACAGAGGACTTGCAGCGGCGCTCTCAGTGGATCGAGGGCTTCGTGTTCTCACCGAAGTCAAAGCAACAATTGATGGAGGGTTTAGCTGTTGGTATCCACGGGCAAAAGGTCCGGTTCCCCGATGGTGAGATCCGCAATGAACTAGATGTATTTGAATATGAATACAGACGCAACGGGGTCCGCTATTCGGCCCCCTCCGGTCTTCATGACGATTGCGTCTGTGCTCTCGCTTTAGCCTACCGACATTACGACCAACGACGCCTCACCACGACCACCACAGAAGTAGTCGGCTCTTTACCATCCCGCTTAACCGGGATCTCCCGATCGTGGTGATCGTCCATGTCTCAAGATGACCTTCATAAAAAGTACGGTATTCAGCAGCTCTCGAAGTCCGTGGAGGACTCCGAAGATGTTCAATGGGAGACGGTAACACTCTCCACCGAACAAGCTGAGACCATCGAACTGGCGACCTCTGAGCAAGGGCGTCCAAACGTCCAGTACATCTCAGGTAAGCCAATCAACAAAGATCGGGCCGCTGATTTCGAATATCAGGCTCGTGGACTCCGTGGAGATCCCGGAACCTATCATCACACATACGTCAGTGACCCTCTTGTCTCGTCTACCGTTGACGGAGGTTGGGAGGGGCTGGTTAGTGGTCAATGGGATACTCGCAGCGGACAAGACACGCCAGAGGACCAGCTTGAAGCGGCTGAGACTCACGCTCAGTACGTCAAGCGCAACCTACTAGGAAAGCCCTCCCACTGGAGAGACTTCCTCAAGGCGTGGACCTTAGGTGATCGGGTTTTCGGGTTCATGTTGTGGGAGATTATCGACCGTGAAGATGGTGGAGTGTCTAAGCTCGCTCCCCGGATGCCTAACACGGTGGATAAATGGCTATTCAGCCAAGACGGACGTGAATGGGTAGCTACTGAATTCGCCTATCCGGGTTCCGGCTCGAACGTCACGATCTCCGCTGATGATCTCTTGCTCTATTCGACCGGCGTTGGGCTGGACCTGGAAGGGCGGGCGGCACTCAGATCGGTTGTGAGATGGGTGGAGACAAAGCAGCTCGTGACACAGATCGAAATTGCCGCTGATGAGAGTCACGGAGCTGGTTATGTGTTCGTCACGTCCGATGGTCCGTATGATGACGAAGATGAAGCTCAGAAGGTCGTAGACGTACTCTCAGCATCGACCGGAACCGATGTACCTATCATCAAGGTCAAGGGTGGGTACGGCATTGAATGGCTTTCACCTAACGGAAAGCTCCCGGACTTCGAGAGCCTCCGTAGATACTGTGATGAACAGATCAGCCTAGCCCTCCAAAGCACCGGTTCCCTTGTCGGCCTCGGTGATACGGGTTCATACGCGCTCGCTGACAGCAAAGATCAGCAAGAGAACGTCCGTAGAATCCGCTTCTATGGTCAGTCGGTATGTGACCTCATCAACGAGCACCTGATCCCCCGTATCTGTCGCAATGCGATAGCAGCCGGAACCCTACCCCAGCTCGATGAAGACCTCTTCCCCCGTCTGACGTTCTCTCTGGCTACTGAGGCACGTGATCCGAAGTGGATTGAGAACGTTGTCAAGGCTTCACAAGCTGGATTGCTTGGAACCGTAGACAGAGACACGCAAAACCGGGTCAGAGAGTATCTGGATCTTTCACCCTTGCCGGAAGAAGAACCCACAGGTTTCCCCGATGACCCCGATGACCCCGATGACCCGGAATCGGTGGACCCTAACGGTGGGGACGGTGAAAATGCTGATCCCCAACCGGTCGAAGCAACACATGAAACAGACGCTGAAAAGGCTATCCGGCTAGGGCTATTCAAGCCGATGAACCACACCGGGATCACGCTATCCAACTACGACCCGGAGCGGCTGCGTAAATGGGTGATGGAAAGTAACAATGAAATGGGTGCGAAAATGCGCAAGGTCGCACGAAAGCACCGTGACGAATACGTGAGGCTGACAGCCGGTGTATCAGACCCGGCCCGCGTAACACGGATCTCACAGAACCTGCGCAATAAGTACGTTGACGAATACGCCGGGGCTATCCGCTATGCCCTTAACCGGTTGGCTATCAAGGGTAGCGCCTCACAGCTCCGGGAACTCGGCGTTTTGAAGGCTCGGCAGGGGACGTTGGCGCTCCCGAATGTACCCAAAGACGCCGGTGCCAAGGTCTACCAATTGCAGGGGCTATCAGACCAGTTTCATAGACACATCGAGGCGCAATCTAAGCGTATCGCTGACCACGCTGCGAACGTAACCAAGTCTTATTTGGACTCGAACGCCTTTGATGAACTGGCACCGGCTGCACCGGAGCGGCTGAAACCGCAGATCCCGACACAAGCCGCCTTTGCAACCCAAGCCAAACGATACACCCAACGAACCTTCACATACGGACGTGAAGAGGTTGTCCAGCGTATCAAGAACGAGGCTGAAGCAAGGGGCATCGAAGATCAGCGGGTTGTGATGGAAATCAGTTCGGTGATGGAGGCCAATTCATGCGACCCGTGCAAAGACAATGATGGCAGACGGTACTTCTTGGAATCAGACGCATACGAACGGGACAAGCCGCCTTACTGGAAGCACGAAGGACCCAGTGACACGTGCCTTTGCTTGGCCAATGCGATCCTGCCCAGCGAGGCCGGATACGAAGAGCTGCTCGATGAACTAGGGGAGGGCTTTAGTCAGGTGGATAGCGGCATGGGGTTGAGCCAAGACGGCGAAATCAAGGGGTTGCTCGGTAATCCTTTAATAAGGTTCGTTATTAGTAGCGCTACCTACGACGGGGGTCCGTCTGATGAGTGAACAAATGATCAAATACACCCTTGCCCTATCGACCGACCCGAACAGCGGGAAACGAAACCGGTCTTGGGTCAAATTGGTGCCCCTCGGGGAAACGATCGACTACCACGGGGAGGAGATAGAATTCTCCGAGGCGTATCTACGCAAGATCGTCTCTGAATCCATCCGTTTGCAAGCGTATTTCGACGGTAAAGCGGAAGTAACCAACGGTGAGCCGTATCGGTTCCCGGTGCTCCGAAATCACAAACCTAGTCATGATCGGGATGGCGACCTTTTGGGGGTCAAGCTCGCTGATAAACAAGGGTTCAACGGGCTTTGGGGTGAATTCGAATGGACCGACGACACCTTGATGGCGATCGACGCCGGAAAAGTAAAACACGTATCGGTGGGAATCACCCCCAAATACAAGACGGAGGGGGGCGACACTTTTGGCCCCGTGATCCGTGAAGTCAGCCTTACAGCCGACCCCTTTCTCAAGGGAATCGGCACGATCCAAGACACCTTGGAAATTACCCTTTCACAGCAACTTACAAATGAACTTGCGGAGCTGAATATGGAGCCTGAAGCACTAATGAAAATGTTCGAAGAGGCGGTTTCACCGATCCTCGATCGTCTCGATGCTCTTGCCCCAAAAGAAGAGCCGGAAGATGCGGATGAAGCATCGGATGAAGCATCGGATGACGCATCGCTTGAAGCATCGCTTGAAGCATCCCAGAGCGACGGAGACGTATCCGAAGGTGAAGGCGTCGAAGCCACTTCGGAAGAGGTCGAAGAAGCCCAAGACGTGGACGCTACGGATGTTGACGCATCGCATGTTGACGCATCGCATGAAGCGTCTCAAGAAGAGCCGGAAGAGGCTTTGACCCTTTCCGCTATCAAGGCTTTGATTGATCCCGTTACGGAGCGCCTCGCCGCTGTGGAAAACCGTCCCTCAGTACGTCTGAACACCCAAGAACAGGGACGTCAGGGAGATCCGCCTACGGCTCCCGTAGAGCTGTCGTATGAAGATACGATTTCGCGCATCATGCGCAAAAACAGTTGTTCCCGTCTCGATGCTATCGAGCTGGAAATGAAGCAATAATTCACGCTTAACCGCTAACCCATCTGGCTCCACCCACCCCTACTATTTAGCCACGACCACGAACGGAGTCTCTAAGCCTATGGAGGCAATCAATGTCGTTCGATCCAAGCCAAATCAATGATGCCCGTACCAAAGAGGTCTACAAGGGCCTCAAAGAAGACGGGAAGCTAAAAATTTCTATGGTCGACCTTCTTTGCCAGAAGGTTCCGGCTTCAGCAATCCCCGGTCACGAAGGCAAAATCAAAAGTCTTGACTTTCAGGCTATGGCGGCGGCTACCGGCCTCAATGGCTTCGGTGCGCTGGATGCTGACGCCGACGAAATGTCCACCCCCATGAGCGATCGGGATTTCAAGATCCAGAAGATCGCAAAGTTCAAGAGCTATGCTCGTGGGCTTGATGGTGATGCCCTTTTCGCGAAAGTGAAAGAGAGCTTCGTCCCTCAGCTTGATAATCAGATCAAGTATGAGCAAGACGCCGAGCTGAACACCATTCTGACCGGTGCTGGTACGTCGGGTACGAACGCCCAAGATGTAACCGTTCGTAACCTTTCCGCTGGTTCCAACGAACAGTGGTCCGACGACACCAACTCCGACCCGCTCGGTGATCTTCGCAGCGCTGTTCAAGACAGCCTCGCCGATACGGTTTACTTGGGCATCACGAAGGCGAACAACCTCCGTGATCACGCTCAATTTCAGAGCCAGACCGGATTCAAGTATGCGACCTCTTCGCAGCTCGCATCCTTCCTTGAAGATTACCTGATGGTCGATCGTGTTGTGATCGGTGCCAAGGTCTATCAGGACGGCGCTCAGACCGACGCTTCTAACCTGTCGTACATGAGCAAAGACGCAGCCTGCGTCTTCAACAGCGCTAACCTTTTGTACCTCGATTGGAAGGGAGCGGAGTTCGAAACTGACGATATCGTCAAGTCCAACGTCCGTGAGCTTCACATGCGCATTCACGGCGCGATCGTGGTCGTTTCCGCTGATTACTTCATCGCTTTCGATGATGTCGCTTAATCCGAAGCAACTAGGGTGATTGGATAACGGGAGGGTTCGATTCC